CTTACTCGCTTTCATCAAACGAGTAAGCAGTTCATCTTCTTTCTTTTTGAAGGTGATTTTGAAATTATTGCTATAAGAAGTAATAATATGCTCGAAATCATCTCTTAAAGAATAATTTTCCTTACCATCATGCTTATAGTCTAAGTAGTGACCGTATTCATGGATAAAGCTCTCAGTGTTACGCACGTCCACTGCAAGAATGTTGAGGAATGGTGCATAAAGACCAGTAGCCTTATGCTTACCTAACTTCCTAAACTTCAACTCTGGTTGAGCAGATGCGTGAGGTAGTTTGTTACAGATTTCTTCAAAGTCCTCTTCAACTTTCCTGAATAGGTTGTAATCAAACTCTTTCCCCTCATACTTCTGCGTATCCACCTCTACCTTGCGAAAGCCTAGTTGATTAAAGATTGTACTCTTATTCAACTCGCCATCTTGGTATTTCTTGTCGGTCTGGATAGTAGCGATTGTTGCACTACTTTGTCTTGAATATTTCTGATTTAAAACAAAATTATGCTCCACAAAGGCAATATGATTAACTGCTCTCTCAAAGTCGTAACCTTTTTCTCGTTTCAGTTCAGCGATCTTGCTTTTAAGCAAGGCATAACCTACTGAGTTGAAACCTACAAAATGATAGCCAGTTTTTTTGTGCATGCCATAAAATTTAGACTCTTTTGAAAAAGCAAGTCGAGGTACGATTGCAAACACTTGATCTTGTTCTTTATCCATAAGAACTTTGACACTTGCAAACTCAAATTCTTCAATCTTCGCTCTACTCTCAAGAACATTTACAACATTACAATAAGCATTTCCTGGAATTTCACTAAGCTTATAACATTTATAGCCAGAATAATTTTCTGGTTTATTAAGATACCGGTGATAATCACCTTCCAAGCCTTCGATAACGTTTTCCAAATCAACTGCGCCGATTTCAAAAACTTTGTTATAATATCGCACCAGTTTCTTGAATTTGCTATGTACGTCGTCCTTTGCTGAAAACTTTGGTAAAGTTGGTGCTTTCTCCAAGTCTTTTCTTCCTTTAAGTAAATTAACCATTTTAAACTTCCTCCATACCATAATATCTACCGTGACCGTATTCTTCCACAAGAGTTTTTACCAACTCCACAAAAGGAATAACAGATTCAGGTGCTACTCCAAGGACAGATACAAGATAATGAATATGAAGCAAGGTAGTATGTTTGAATAAAGACCATTTTTCCCACGAGGTAAAAGCTCCGATAGAGCAAAAAGGTACGCATCGCTCGCCTTTTTTCATATATACATAGTTTACTGCGTGACTAAATGGTTGCCAGTCGTCTGAACTAGGCTTTACTTCCTTGTCCCAAGAAACCTTACCATTCTTAATTATCCCTTCTGTAGTAACTTTTTCGAGTTTACCGATATACAATTCGATACCCTCTTTTTCAAAGTTAGATAATATAGTTTCAAATTTCATTTTTAATTCCTCCATACAGTAGTTATGCTACTGTTTCCTCTGCTTCTAAACTAACTTCAGCAATATACTCGTCAATCATAGGACTAATAAGAGTACAATCATCAGTTTCTACGAAAAAGTCATAGGCCTTTTCAATCATTTCTGATGGTACTTGCTCATTTTCAATCTGGATCACAGCCTTGATATAGTCGGCCCAACTACCGTATTCACTTATTAAAGAACGAAATAATTCCACGAAAGGTACTACATCGTTAGAAACATTCAGATAAGATAACAGTGACCGAACATGTACGAGATCACTATGTTTAATTCCAAACTCATTCCAATGATTAAAGACGCCAATGGAACACATGGGAACCTTTTTATCATTCTTCTTCAAATAAATATAGTTAGCATTAACACCGAATTGTTTAAACTCATTATTAGAGTGTAATTCATGATTCCAAATAACTTCCTCATCTTTGACTGTACCATTGTCTGATAGCTTATTGATAATCAAAACAATGCCATTGTTCTCAAATTTAGACAACAAATCTTTAAGTTTCATTTTTTTCTCCTACATAGCTTATTATTAAGCTGATACTTCTTCTGGTATAAATTCTACAAAATCTTTATCTTTGATAAAGCACGGAAAATTCTCTTTGATAACCTCAAGCAAATCTTTTTCAGTGTCAGCGATAAATCCACTGCCACCATCGATTTCAGCTCCAGCTGCATCATATAGATTATAACCGTAGACTTCACCATTACAAAAATGGGTGAATAAGTTTAAATGTTCTTGAACAAATTCTTTGACTTTCTCACGAATTTCATCCGTTATACATGAACTGCCATATTCTTTTTCTAACTTAGTCTGGTCTGCCCAAGCAAAGCCTACAAAGTCTATAACTAGATTTTTACTCTTATCTCCTGTAAAAAAACAAAGAGGTGCATCAAAATCCGTGTCATAACAAAAAATAGGAAAAACTAAGATACTTTTTTCTTCTAAAGATTCACACATTTTTTTGAGAAATTCTTTCATCGTTTCATGGACTGAAACTGAATTTTGTCTCAATTGTTCAAATGCATCCTCTCCAATATGTGCATTAAACCATTGCTCCAAACTATGATAGCTACTTTTTTGTAGAGAATAGTATGGTTTCCATGTGTTAAAATGCAAAGGGGTATCCTGGTCCATGGGATTAGAAGTTTCTGTATCAAGTTCAATATAGACTTCTAACATTTGTCCAACATTGTTTTTGTAAAATTTTTCCTCAATCATATTTTCCTCCTGGTCTATTTTAGGCCTCATCATTTTTATGAAAGGCTAAACCACCTTTTATTCCATAAAGTTTTCCATAGGTATCTGTAATGGTCCAATTTCCTCGTTGTCCACGTTCTCGTGGGTTAAGGTAAGTATTCTGATAAATTTCATCCTCAAGAACTATGTCTTTCTCAATTTCAATTTCAAGTCCAGTCCCTGAACCCACAAAAGAATTGAAAAATCCAAATTTTGTCCCAGCCTTAATCACAACATTCCCTTTAAATTTATAATTAAATATATCATCTAAAGAAACTGGAATAATCGCAACTGCATCTAAATAAAGTAAATCGCGATAATCATAAAGTTCTGACCACACTTTATCTAAAAACGGATTCTTAAGGCGGTTCTCTTCATCTACAAGTTCCTCAATGGTATAACCTTGAGTTTTTAGAAGCCAACCAATAAACGACTCTTTCCGATTGTCATTAGTATCTTCAAAATCCTCATAATTGGGATTCCACGCTTCATCTAAATCCGAGAACAATTCACTATCAAAAAACAGCGTTGCATTCAGATTGCTTGTGTTCTTCAATAATTGTTTAATATTGTAATCAATATCAATGTGCTCCATAATCACTTCACGTAAGCTATCAAGAATTGGTGTTCCTTCAATATCAAAAACACAGTCAAAACCATAGATACTAAAAAGCTCTTTATGGGCCAAGAAAAACTCTATTGCAACGTTGCCGTCAACAATATCAGCAGAGTCTTCAAACCAGAAATTATCCCAACCATAACTAAGAATAGCATTCTCTAAAGAAGGGTTTTCTTTATCCCAGTTATACAAGTCTTTTTGAGCGAATTCCATTATCTCTTCAAACATATTTGTTGAGATACAGTCATTATAATCCCAATATTGCTGATACGTAGGTTTCCCATCTTTACCAACAAATAAATATTTGGAATTAGGCAGCCACTCTACAAGCACGCGCTCAATCTCTTTTGTCAATACCATTGAATCCTTCCCTAAAGTGAATGTAACTTCTGAGGAATCCATCTTGTCTAAAGCAATCTCTTTAGATCGATACTGATTCTCTGCTTGAGCAATAGCATCATAAGCGCTGTCTGCTTGCACTTCTACAGAACGACTAAGTGTCTCTTTTACCTCTACTGTAAACTTATCCATTTAATTTTCCTCCATAAAAAAACAGGAACTCGGATACTCATTTTTTGAATAACCGATATTTCCTGTTTTTCTTTCCTGTTATTTTTAATTTTATACAAATAATGTTACTAGCAACCTAAAGCATAAGCTCTTTCCAAAGCGACCTCAAGAGTAAGACGACGGTCACGTCTAGAACGAAAGTAATAAGGTAAATCATTTGTTGAAATATCCTTTGTTTCATTCGTAACGTGTTTGCCGGTCTCATCATCATAGATGATCAGCCAATTCATTTCCTGATGCTTTTGAGAGTATGGGTTGATTTTAAGTCTTTTAAAATTAGCCATATCTTCCTGGTTGAGCTTGTGCATATCGACGTTAAAACCTGCTCCAAGCAACTTCTTGTAACGTCTCCTTGCAGTTTTTATAGCTCCTTCCCCTGTAACATATTTGCTATTAAAATACGCAACGTGTAACATGTTTCTTCCTCCTACCCTTATGGGTTTTCCATTCTTACTTTCTATTTTTTCTATAAATCAAAGTATGCCTTTCTTCTGCTTGCTTAATAAGCATATCATCCAAAAGAGCTGTCAAACTCTTAATTTCATTAGGATACAAACTGTAACGGATGATGGGTACTTCTTTTGCATTATAAGCTGAGAATAACACCCTACCTCTACCATCATAATTATATTCTAACGTGTAATAAGAGATTCCTTTTCTTTGACATAAGTAGAAAACTAAATCGATTTGTTCTTGTCTTTCCATCTCTACATCCTTATTCTAATGAGCAGGTGCAGGAGACCACAGATGACTGATCTCCCGTACTCTTTCAAAAGTCCCTCTACGGTCTATCCGACTATCAGATAGATAGTCGGGACCGTAATAGTCCCTGTATACACAACGCATTCTTTCCTCAATCTCATTGAGTTCAGCCTGCTGCTGTTCTACAAGTTGGGCATTTAAGGCAGAAAGGTATTTTTGGTACTGTTTCTTGAAGATAGCATTAAGACGCGCGTGGTCTGAGAGATACCAATCAAGAGCGTACTCTCGATAATTCTTCCTAAGCCATTTAGCCTTTTCCAAGTCCGTCATATTTCCCTCCTTCCTTTAATGACGAATATAGTCTAATACAGACATAGTAAGCGTCAATAGTGAAAAGGGAATAATCAGAACAATAAAAGATACTATCTTAAAGATTTTCCGATTACGAAGAGCACCGCGGACAAGTACAAATAATACACAGCCGTAAAACAAAACAGTCATCAACTCTACAAAAGAATGATAGAAAGTCGTTTGTAATTCAATATAATTCATATTTTCCTCCTACCCAAAGTTGGGTTTTCAATTAATCCAAAATATAGTCTCTCTCTCTAAATGAGTAATAATCATCTCTACCTATTACCAGATGATCCAATAAGACTATCTCAAAGAGTTTAGCAGCATCAAAGAGGGTTCTAGTGAACTCTCTATCCTGGTTACTCGGCCTAACCTCTCCAGAAGGATGATTATGAGCAACAATGATAGACGAAGCATTACATCGAACTGCATAACGAAGAATGTCAGCAGGTGATGCAATTGATCGTTTATTGGAACCAATAGAGATCACACGCTCATCAATGACTTTGTTTTGAGTGTCTAGATAAAACGCCATAAGATGTTCTTGTTCTCGACATCCAATTTGAGCTATTAATCTATTTCCTAAGCTTTCGCTACTGAAAATAGTTTCTCTCTCTGCTTTCCTGACTAATGAACGTCTAAGAATCTCAGCCATAGAAACTAACGCTACTGCCTCATGTTCTTCAAGACCAAAGTCCATAAACTCCGATACAGATGCTGTATCTATACGAGTAAAGAAACTACTATACTTAATCATTTCCCTTGCCTTATCATAGGCTTCAGTTTCTGTTAAGCGTCCATTGGTTACTCCATTTAGCATAGTAATAAACAACTTTGTATCTGACATGCTGTCAACTGCTTCAATTTTCTTTGTATATTCTGTCATTATTTTTCCTCCTACCTATTTCCCATAGGTTTCTTTATTTTTTCTAAAAGCAAAAGACCACGCGCGTGCGTAGCCTTTATTTCCTTCCTACATACATTATGCCATAGCACTTCTAACAAAATCAGACATAGATTCAATAGCTGCTTCTCTGTCCATGTTGATCCACTCGTCAAGTTGTGCTGGTGTAGCACCATATTCCTCAGCAGCATTTAAACCACATCGGAAGATGGCATCCATATCCCTTGCAGGAGCCTTTGGAATTTCTGTTACCTCTTCGACTCCTTCATCAACTTGTGAATCAAGCTGTTCGTCTGATTTAACTTCTTCTGTTTCTACGGGCTGTTTCAATTCAACTGACTCAGTAGCAACTAGTTCAGCTCCCTTATCTTCGTCACTAAATCGACAAACAGGAGTAACTGAATTTTCTAGCTGTCTATCTTGTTCTTGCTTTTTAGGGGGTTGTTTTTTAGCTGGTTTTTTAGCTGAAGTTGGACCGTTTTGGTTGCTATTGCGACCAAAAGAAGAATTACTCTCCATAGCCACATTCGCATCATCGTCCTCGTCCCCCTCAATTCCCAAGATTTGGCACGCGCTATAACGACGCAAATACGTCATTACCGAACCAGCCTGTTTGGCATCATTCATATTGTAGAACAATGGGATGCTCTCATATGAAAGGGTTGCCCCAGATCTATGACTGAGTGTACTCACAATAGTCAATAATGCCCCACCATTATTTGTAAATGAATGTTTTGGGTTTTGACTAAAGTAAATTCCCTCAGCATTTAGCGCTGGTACTGTAGCAGCCAATACGTCGCTCAATTTTGCGAAACTATAAGAATAGTTCCCTCCAGATTTGGTAGGAATATTTGCTTTCCCACTCTTTTTAACCTGATCAAAATTTGACTGTGCGCGTGATAAAGCCTCGTACAATTCGCCTTTATCTGCTTCTGTATCCATAGGCTTGAGTGAGTCCATTTCGTTCTTAACTCGAAGCGCTACTTCAGCATCAATTAGGCGTTGAAGCATATCAGAGTTTGTTGTAGTTGTTGCAATAGTATTTTCCATTATATTTTTCCTCTTACCCATTTGGTGGGCTTCCATATTAAATCAATTCGTCCAATGTTATTGAACGTGTCAACTTCTTATGAGTCAAACAAAAATCACAATGCCCACATCCTTGCGGTGTTGTGTGATTGAGAAACACATCTCGAATATTATCGACATGGGCCTCAAAAAATTCTTTTCCACTCAGAAGAATATCATCTGTGATCCAAATTATTTCCTTATCCGGAATAGGTTCTTTACTCACTGCAGCAATGTACGGAGTAAGTTCATATCCGTATCGTTGCCTCAACAACTCCTGATAGATATACATTTGCATGTGATACCTATACTCAATGATATTGTAAATCCCCTGCCTCGTATACTGACGCAAGGTTGGTGAGTAAGTTTCCTTCCTGATAGACTCCATCGTTTTTAAATCAACGAAGTAGCCTTTGGAAACATTTAGACTATCAACTTTAGCTTTGAAAGGGATCCCTGCAATCTCACCAGTAAGGATTGATTCCTTTTCAACAAGGTCGTCTTCAGAACCATGATAAAATAAATTGAATAGTTCATCCTGTTCCAAAGACTTTATCATCTTATCAGCAATTTTGAAAGAGGTTTTAAGCTGGCCCTTTGTAGTCCCTCTTGTAGAAAGCAACTCTGAACCATTTTCCTCTAGGAATTTGGCATGAGCCTGTTCACTCTCAAAATAAGAATGAACATAATTTCCTAGCAAAAGCGCATTAGTTGATTCCCTTCCTCTCCAAAAACCTAAGTCAATAGATTGTTGTCTCAAAGGACAATCTATATATTCTTTAAACCGACTATTAGACATATAAAATGTATCTTGATAATAGGTTTCTTCGGTTAATGTTGGAGCTGTTATTTTCATAAGCAATTCCAATTACTGATGTTTCAGGATGAATTCAACATCATCCAATAATGCCTTGTAGTCTGATAATTTTGCTTTAGTTACCTTTAACAGGTCTAGTTGACCTTGCGAGATGCTGGCCAATCTTTCATTTTTGATTAAAGCGATTTTTTCTTCAATCGTTTCAATCGTGTCAGCTTTAAGTTGATCAATAATTTTAGTTTCCATATTTCCATTTTCCTCCATAAGTAAAGAGATAGGTAACATTGCCTATCTCTTTATTTTATTCCTAAATTATTATTAAAAAGGTAAATCGTTATCTGGATAAGGCATAGCCTCTCCAAATGGATTTGCAGCTGCAGCGGCTGAGTTGTTTTTTTCTCGTTTTTGTTCTAAGTTGTTAAACGATTGAACCACAACCTCAGTAACATACTGACGTTTGCCATGGTCATCATCGTAAGAGCGAGTTCGTAACTCTCCCTCAACTTGAACCAAATATCCTTTTTTAATCCATTCGGCAAAAAGTTCTGCGGTTTTGGACCAAATAACAAGACGGACAAAGTCAGCTTCACGATCGCCGTTAGCATTCTTGAAAGAACGGTTTACAGCAAGTGTAACCTGTGCAACTGCGACATTGGTTGGAGTATATTTCAACTCAACATCAGATGTAGTGCGCCCAATTAAAATAACTTTATTAAACATGTTTTCCTCCTTGCCTATTTTTAGGCTTTCTAAAATAAATAAATTGACAACAATACACTTTTTAAAGTGTACTTAACAACTGCTCGAACTCTTCTGCGCTCAGAAGGTCGTCATCCTCTTTCTTTTGTGCGAAGGGCACGATCTTGGATACTGGTTTCTTTTTATCACCTAAACGGTAACGATGTCCGTTTGGCAACCAACCTAGCTTGTGTTCCAATCTACAAAGCTTTTCGCTTCCCTTGATTGTGTCATTAGACACTCGTAAATCAAAGAGACTATCTTCTCCTAGTAGCTTTTCGCTAGCCCACTCACTAGGAGTGAGTTCTACCAATGAGTTTGCGTCCCAGAAAGACCTACGGTAAGCAGTCTTTTGCTGTTTGCGTGCGCTCGCATAAGCGCGTGATGTTTTATATTTAAACATAATTTCCTCCTACCTATTTCCCATAGGTCTCTAAAAAATGACTAGAATACGTGGATACCACGTTTTGCCCAATAGTTACATATTGCAACCACTATCTGTAAGATGACATGATTTTTTCAAGTCCAGATTTTGTATGGGCTAACTTAATTCGACGAAGAACATTAGCAGTTTCACCTTCACCCAATACTTTATTGACAATCTCATGAAAAGGAATGTCAAAGTTGCGAGATTTGTAAGGTGTTTTTTCAGGAACGTTTCCCATAGACGCATCCACATCGAAGTAAATATAGATGTGCAGATATGTTTTATTGGCGTATTTCAAAACCAACTCCTCAAACTGCTCTAGTGTCAAAGAATCTATTTCTGCTTCTTCTACCAGATTGAAACCATTACCTGGCTTCACATCATAAATACGAACATATTTTTTCATTATTTTTCCTCCTACCTATATCTAGGCTTCCATAAATTATAAATTATAAAGTTTATCCATAGAGATAATAGCTCCTCAACACCTGCTAATTCACTATTACCTAGAGCTAACATAGGTCCAGCACCCATCCACACGGACAACTACCTTCCCTACCTCCGACACGTTGCTTCGAAACGCAAAAAAAGAGCCTTTAACACACACTTATCCCAGTCACTCCGAGAACCTGCCTTGCACGTCCTAAAAGCTACCCCCTAAGTTATCCTTAACCTAGAGCAATAAGTGAGCCTACAGCTCCTTCTTCTTCTCATTTCTTTTAACAACACCTGTAAACGACCACCAAGATACTAGACAGGGACTAGCTTTGTACTCAAACAATCATCTCAGCTGTAAAACAAGTAAGCTGCTTCAGGATCTTCCTTCAGGCTATGCAGTTACAAGAATGCGTCCAAACACCTGCTCAGACAGACAAATCATAGCTATTGTCTTTTTTGTAAATTACTTTTACCGCTTTAGTATATCATATATAGTATTGTTTGGCAAATACATTCATGCAAGTTTTTTAGGACCAAAGATCCATAGCATCTAAAAATTCTGGGTTAGGTTCAATATAACCTGGGTCTGGACCGTAGGTACTTCCATAGTTTTTATCATGAACCACTCTAGCATCGACCAAATTTTCTACTCCTGCCATCGCCCATTCGCTCAATGTTTTAGCAATGTAGTTGACTGATTGTGCATTATTTTGTAAGAATAATTCATAAGCATAATCAAACAATCTGATCCTTTCTTCTTCTGGGAACTCTTCCATTACTATTACAATATTATTGTATATTTTTGGTAGTATGTCGGGGAATTTATCAAAGATTTCTGGATATTGTTTTCTAACGATACCAGGTGCACTATCTCCATTTTTTTTGGGGGTTCCCAGATTTTTTTCCAGAGATGCTGCTTTCCCAATTATTGCGATAGCTTCATTTCTAGTAACTAAATGTCCCCTTTTTAATTTTTTCAGTAGCTCTAAATCTTCTTCTGTTGTTAGATTTAGTTTAGATAATTTAACATACAGCTCTTTCATGTAGACTACTTGTTTTTCAGTTGGAGGTAATTCAACTCGTTCGACTAGCCATACGAAAGTTACATGTGTTACTGATTTTCCTGATTTTATATAACTGATTTTTACATCTAAATTTGTCTGTTCATTGATATCATTTATCGCTGGTGAAAGATACTTATATCTTATGACTTTAAATTGACTTGAATATTCGCTCGTGATATTAAAAATTTTTGCTAACTCTTCAACACTTAAAACCATTTCACGCTGCCCATAACTAGAAGCAAGCAATAAATGTTCGTAAAGGATTTGCCCATATGTTTTCAACTTTGCAAATTTATCGAGGTTATAGATGATTGGATTTTTTTCTTTCGACTTCAGGAGTTTTACAATATCACTTTCATCACTATCGTCCAAACTCGTATTGAAATACGCAGTATATTTTCCCCTGCTGTATCTTATTTTACTAAAAATCTGTATTGTTTCACCCTCTAGTTGCAATCCATTTACTGTATCGTCAGCTACTAAATTTATAAAAGCCGACGATACGACTGTACGATCCTTTGTTAGTGTTGGACTGTCATACTTTTTATACTTACTATTTTGTGTCAGTTCAATAACTTCACTTATATCAAATTCTGCTTTAGCGGTCCGTCCATCAAGTTTAGCGTGCAGTAGACACAAAGATAACAATATATTTTGTGTTTCTGTCATTCTTTTAGTTAGGTTGCTAATAAGCAAATATTTACTTTTAAAAAGTATTCTTTCTGAAGGATTTGAAAGTTCCCATAATTCTTTGTCTTTTAACTCTTCTGTTAATTCTTTATTTTCTGTTACCATATTTTCACCTTTTCCATATTATATCCCACTGATTATTTCATTGCAATAATTTTCAGGATATGATACCTCACTATCATTATAACAGATTTTTCGTCTTTCGGTAGCTTTATTTTTTTTTTAGCTACCTTTAATTCAAAACCCCACCTTTTAGCTACCAAAAAAACTAACATATTTTTCAAACCCCACTTTTTGGCTACCTAAAGAGCGAATTTATCTCAGAAACCCCACCTTTTAGCTACTTGAAATGATTATAATAGCCCTTAACCCCCACTTTTTGGCTACTTATTGAGTCAAAACCCCACCTTTTAGCTACCAAAAAGACGAATATTACAAAATCCCACTTTTTAGCTACCGAAAGAACTCTTAGCCATTAAATCCCACTTTTTGACTACCTATAAATCAATTTTGCAACCCACTTTTTGGCTACTAATAACCCACTTTTTGGCTACTAACAACCTACTTTTTGGCTACTAATAACCCACTTTTTGGCTACTAATAACCCACCTTTCAGCCACTTGAATTTTTTAAATGCTGTACCTACACTATTTTTCAATACTAAAAAACGCTCCTACTATTACTATCACTGTTACAATGAGGAGGAGAAATAAAAAAAGGAACAATTCTACCATACTTTGATTTAATCCCCTTTTTTTTATATACTAGTAATATATAAAAAAGAAAAAAGAAAAAATTATGAACAAATTAGAAAAAAATTATGAAGAATTAGAAAAATCATGGTCTCCAGCAATCCAACTATATATAGACTACTTCTTTATGACAAACAAAAAAAATTCATCTAGTTATTACAAACTAAATGACTTAAAGAAATTTCTTGATTTCTATGCTACTGAAAACTTAAATAAAACAGTACAGGAAATAACAATGGAGGATTTGGAGCAGATCCCATTAAATACTGTCTTAAAGTATCTTGATTCTTTAAAGTTAAAACCTAATGGCAAAAAACAATTTATTAAGATTTTAAAATCTTTTTGGAACTACTACACAGTAGCATCATTTTCAATTGAAAAAAAAGCTCCCCACTTCTATCGAAATGTAATGAACGAATGGCAGGTGGTCTATGGACTGAATTCTATAACTAAAAGTAAGAAAAATTCAGTTGAAAATGATTACGTAGAAAGTTATGATTTACAAACAATGTTGGATTTCCTTGATATGGTGGACAATTCCCTATCTCTTTATTTTTCTTCACAGGCAAAGGTAGATAACTGGAATAAAAATAAAGATAGAGACTTAGCAATTGTTGCTTTATTGGCAGCTACTGGAGTAGATATAGAACAACTTGCTCAGGCTAGTTACAGGGATATTGATCTACGGAAAAAAACCTTAGTAGTTAATAATAGTCAAGGGGAGATAATTAAGAAGGATATTTTAAGTGAATTCATTCCTTATATTTCTCCTTACTTATCTACCCGGAGAAAATGGTGGGCTGCTGATTCTGCTGTTAGTTCTCTATTTTTAAACTTTAGAAAGCAAGGGTTATCTTCTCAAGGAATTGCTTCTGCTATTCATCGAATTGCTAAAGTATCTGGTAAACCTTTGTCAGCTATGATCTTAAAACAAACCCATGCAGTTCTTGTTTTTAAGAATAATAATAAGTTGTCTGAACTAACAGAAACTGAGTCAAGAAGATTGACTAGAGTAGTAAAAAAAGGAAAAGGAGAATAGATTTTGAATAAGAATAAAGGTTGTGGTTTTAGCCTTATAAAATATCTTCTTAGTGTAATTGTGGGACTTTTTGTCATGTTTATAGGGAATATCCTCTTAGTAAAGGTTGGGATAAGTCCATTATCTCTTCTGAATCAAGGGATTTCTTTTATCAAAGGAAGCGGCGCGGTTGAGGATTTTACAGAAAACATTGAAAAGGCTAAAAATAAAGTCGAAGGGGCAATCGCTGACAATGTAAAATCTCAAGAGGAAACGTCTGAATTAAAAGTTAGCTACACTCCTCTAGCTTTCAAAAACATGAAACAATTGGAGTTAGGTGATTATGATAGCCTTGGACGTGCAACATACTCGCATATTCAATTAAATATCAAGGATGCACCGACAGATGAGCGAGAAGATAAAATCGCTTATGACCCTGTTGGTTGGCATAACTACAAACTACCTACTACCATAAACGGTAAGAAGTCAGAAAACTGGCTTATGAACCGTGGGCATCTAGTGGGTTATCTGTTTTCTGGATTGAACTCAGAGGGCAAAAACCTTGTACCAATCACACGCTATCTGAACGCTGGCACAATGGACGATAAGAAGATTGACCGCAGCAACTACTACTCTATGATTTTCTATGAAATGAACCTCAAAGAGTGGTTACGCGATAACTCAGATAGGTACCTGGACTATTATGTGGTACCTATCTACCAAGGAAATGACCTACTACCTAACAAGATTGCTATGTACTGGACTTCCTTTGACAAGAATGGAAATCAACAAGCTATTGAGTTGAAAAACAAAGGCCAAGAAACTACTGAGGGCAATATCTCGTATGTAATACTGGATAACACTTCACCTAATGCAACAATCAACTATGCAGATGGAACTGCACAAGCTAAATAGAAAATCTCAAAGATGGATGTTTCAAACATCCATCTTTTTATTTATCTAATAAATAATAGGTATCCATTATATATCCATTTTTAATTCATTATATAAATAAATTCCATCTATTTAATGGATACAGAATAATGGATACAGAATAGATAACCATTCATCTAATGCAACAATCAACTACGCAGACAGAACTGCTGAAGCTAAATAACAAATCTCAAAGATGAATGTTTGTCGCATTCGTCTTTTTATTTATCAGTACAATAGGAAATAAACACCTTAGATTTATCCTATAAATAAAATATATTTATCTCCCTAAAATAAATATATTTTATTTATTTATAATTTATAAATTAAATCCATTTTATTTTAAGTGAATTTATTTAATAAATAATTTTTATTTATTTCTTTTGACAAACTAAACCACTTCTGCTATAATATAGCTAAATGAAATAATAAATAGGAGAATTACAAATATGAAGATTATCAGTTTTAATGTTGAAGCTGGGGGGGTTGGGAAAACTGCAATCTGCGTCAATGCTGCTACCTTGCTTGCAAGCAAAGGATTTCGAGTTCTTGTGTTTGGGACAGATAGAAGCATGAATCTAACAAATCGTATGATTGGTTATTATGCTCGAAAGAATGGTTTAGATGCAGACGAGGTGCTTGCCAATATTAAGCCAGAGAATACAGTTGAAATGCTTTTCCAACGTTTACCATTTTCACCTATTAAGATCACCGACAACATTGACTTAATAGCAGAGACCAGAACACTCTATGATTTAAGAGATATAAAGAGTTTCTCTTTGTTGCATTGGTGGTGGGATGTAGAGAAATATCTTACAGAGGAGTATGATTATATTTTAATCGACACACACAACGATCAATCAGAGTTTACGAAATCAGTCTATGCAATTTCTGATATCATTACTGCTATCATTGATAAGACTGAAAAGACCTATAAACGTAAGGTTGCTGAAATTAAAGAATTGCTAAATGTCGTTAAAAATGAAAACCGAAGTCGGACAGAAACGTTTGTTACTGCTAGAGTGGTTGTGCTTGCTAATATGATTGACAAAAGCGTGTTAGGTAAGCAAATGAGAAACAAAATGAATAAGTTAGTCCGAGAACATCCAAATGATTTTGTGGGTTGTATCGAATATCGAGAGAGTTTCCCTAAGTCAGATGCCTTATATATGCCACTTTGGGAATATCGTAAATATGACAAAGGTGATTGGAGTTTAGATAAGTTTTACCGTGATACAGAACGACTTTTGTTGAAATTGGCTGATATGTAATAATAAAAACAAAATAATAAGAATTTAGAAAATAAATAAAAAGAGTTTACCTTATAAATAAAAAATAAATACCAAAAAGGAGAAGATTATGCCAGCTAAACGTCCAGATGATTTTAAAACTAAACCAGTAATTGAAACGAAAACCTCTTTTGAAAAACGTAGCGTGGATATTGAAGAGAATTTGTTATCAGAAACAACTAACCAAATCGGAGTTGTAACATATCCAGAAAAGTATGAGACCAAAAAGGAAAAGAAACACATTCCTGCTTTTCAGTTGAAGCCAGATGAAACTATGCACGAAAATATAGAGGCTATCAAAGGACTTCTGGGAACAAATAACAAAACTCAAATTGTTAAACAAGCAGTCGCATGGTATAGAAAGAAGCTAGAAAAAGAGTTATTGTAATTATAAATATTAAGTATTTATAAAATAAATAAAAAGAGTTTATCTTATAAATCTGTTTAATTTATCAAATAGACAAAGAAATACAGGAGAGAAAGCATGGTTTTTGTAGTCCCAAGTGTAGTATTACTATTTACACTTATTGGAAACTATCAGAAAAAATTTAAAATTGGCGCATTGGGAGTAGTTCTTCTACTCTTTGTGATTGCCCTCGTTTTTGAATATATTTTTTAAAATAAAAAGCACATCCCAAAGGCAAATTTTGCTTTTGGGATTTTGTCTATCATAGCTTGCCTTTTTAGGTAGTTAAAGGTTAAAATATAGAGTATAAACTAAAAACTAAAACTTAGGAGATAACATGTTACCATTAAAAATTTTACAGAAAACGCACCCCAGCGCTACGTATCTAATAAAAGACGGAAAAGCAATAAAAGATATTGTTATCGCTAATAGAAAAAAAACAGACCTAGAATGGTTTGATTATAGCTTGAAAGACAAATACGGTTTGGAATTTATTCCTGCTGAAATCGTAGCAGAAGTAAATGAGCTTGCACGTCCCTCAATTCGTTATAATCAACGTTCGGATGCAAGAAGTATAGCTATCGCAAAAGAAAAGGTATTTCCAGCATTTGTAGAAAGTGTTATTGAAGCTTTGCCGATTTTTTATGATGAGGACACTAGAAAAGTTACATTTATGGACTTTCTCGTCGTATGCCCATTAAATCCGATTTTTTCTGATTTGAAAGTGTATGTTCCTTCTGCAAAAGCAGGTATGCTTCGTTTACCACGTACAAATTTAAAAAATATGGTTGGGAGGTATGTATCTTGTAAAATTGAAAACTTACAATTATGTAAACTACCAAACCCTTATGAAACAAAAGGGATTTGGAATAACTATTATGCTGAAGGTAGTATTGATTATGCAGAATGGTTAGCTAACAATGATATAAAAAAGGCATTGACAGAAGAACCTAAAAAGGGGGCCAGTCGTGCTATTGTTGAAAGAATTGAAAGAGAGAAAAACGAATGGTTAGAACGGACTTATCAAGGTCTTATTGCTCAATCTAGTGAACGTGGTATACATGTTATTTGCAACGATTTTGGTTACTTTACCGTGTATATCCCTAGAAAGAGAATAAGCCATACATACGATTCTGTTGTCCCTAGTTGTGCTTTAAAATTTAAAGTAGGGGAGAAGATAGAGTTTAAAATTTTGGCAGAACAAATATATAAACCTGGTATTGAGAATCAAATTGTTGCAGATGCGAAGTGCTTAGAAGTTTCTCCAAGAGAGAAAGTTGTTCAACTGATCGATGAAAATAGATTAGTTGGTACAACTCACAAAGCATATGTAGTTGATTACAACATCACTAAAGGGCATCGAATTGAGCTAGAAGATATCGCTGGAGTGACAGTTAAACTTGATGGTAGAGCACCTATATCACCAGATTTTGTGATTAAGAAAACTCCTATTTATGTGAAAGTTGAAAGAGCTAGAAGAACCCTTAAGTCAAGTAGTGATGATTTGAGATTTTCTGTTCATTGTACTTTTATTTCTGATGCAGGAACAAGAGACAAAGCAGCAAACTTGTTCAAATTTTAGTTAGAGCGAAAACAAAACTAAGCGTGTGTTCGCTTAGTTTTTTTGAAAGGAGAACCACATGTATTTAGAACAACTGAAGCAACAACGAGATGAGGAATCTGTTGTACGTTCTGCTGGTATCGTCAACACCTTTTATGGGCCAAAATAGAAAGGAGCATTACTTTGTTACAAAATATTTTATCGTGGGTTATATTATTTTTCCAGATAACACCCTGGATTGTAGTAGTAGGAGGACTAATTATTTGGTTTATAAATAGACAGACTACGAATATAAAATGGAAGTATCTATCATCTCTTTGGGTGATCATCTCGTTAATTGTTATCTATCTGTTTAGATTTTTACCTTTACTAGTCATGTCATATTTGGAATCAATGAAATTACACGCAGCAAGTAACTCAGAAGTATTTAAAGGTATGTTATCAGTTATTCAAATCTTGATCATAGCAATAGTCTGGAAGTTTGCTCAAATCCAATCAATGATTTTCTATTACCAACAAATTATAACAGAGAATAAAAAACATAGTAGTGGAATACAAAAACGATTTTTTCTTATTGGAGGAATCTTAATTACCCTACTAACTATTGGAATTATTGAGATGATTAAATTTATTTTGTAGTGGAGGAGAAAAAGTGAAATTTATTTTTAAAAGGCTCCCTTATAAAATAGGGAACCAGGTAACTTATGACTATGTTGTCGTGACATTAAGGTTATTACTGTTACTGTTTGCAGGAGCAAGCTCATGTCTCGCATTATTTTCCTTGTTTACCCTTGTCTTTGGGTATACCATTTCAGATAGCTCTTATACGGCCATATTTTGGCTTCTTTTAGCTTTTGCGACTATCTTGCTATATTTGGGTGTATGGCATACTAGAATAACTAGTAGGCAGGTCTATGAGCCTTTTAAGCGTCCTAACAAAGTAAAAAGAGTTCAACGTGTAAGTCTGATGAAAAAAGGATTGATGTTTTCTTTTGGAGGGGCAATCATAGCTCAGCTGGCTTTAATTATTTTGACAATTAGTAACTATGTTTTAAAGTCTTTATCATTGACCTATAAATCTGCAAATCTATTTAGTTCACATACAGAGACTTTCTTAGGTTATAAAAACCAAGAGAGTTTGTTGGCTTCACCAATACCGTTTTTATCACCTGAATTATATAATGCAATCTTAGTGATTTTACCAATTTTTATTTTAATTATTTTGTATGTCAATTCTTACATTTTTGACATTAGAAAGTATCACAAGTTGGTTGAGCAATGGATAAACAGACGCTTTTATAAAGATGAGTGTATCGAACATTTAGTCTTTGATACAGAAGCTAAAGGGATTTTCTCTTTAACTATTGGTATCAACTCAGAAACACAGTCACCAGTCATAATGGAACCTAACACTCTAGCGTTAAATACTGCATTCTTTGGATTGATTGGTACAGGTAAATCATCTTCACTTGCTAAGCCTATTGTTATCTCAGTATCGAAAAATTTTGTTGTCTATCTACGTGAGTTTTCTAGGTATGTTAAAAAGGTTAAGAAACGAGCAAAGAGATTACCGCTTTCTGATGAAGCAAAGAAAATCAGAGAGAAAGAAATGATAGATGAGTGGTTTACTAAAGGGTTAGGAAAGGATCTTGTAAGTGGATTTTATCTAAACGAACCAACAGGGGACTTAGTGAAAGATAGTCGCGTTATTTTAGAAAAGGTAGGAATACCTAAAAAGGCTATCTGGGACATTGATCCGTTGAATACTTACACGGATGCAATCAATATCTTTGACGCAGATATAGAAATGGCTGCAGCACTCGCTTCTGACCTTTTTAGAGACTTTTCAGAAGGAAATAACAGTAGTGGTAATAGTTTCTTCCTCAACTCAGAAGAAGCGCATACAAAGAGTCTTGTAACGCTTCTGATAGCCTCTGCTAAAGTACCAGACTTAGACATTAACAAGCACCTTAACGGAGGTGCACCGACCTTCTCAGAATTCTATCAACTACTTACAGATAATAACTTTATATTCTCACGTGTCAACATTCTACGAGTAATCTATCAGAAGGAATTGAGAGATTACAATAAGTGGAAAGCTGACTATGAAATAAGGTACGAAAAAGCCTTTGAGGAATGGGTGAATGCTGGAAGAAATAAAGAACTTTTTAGAGGGAATCAACCACTCGAATTATGGAACGAGGGACGCGAGTTGGAGGATAAGTTCTCAGAGATTAGCAACCTAAAAAGTTGTATTGACTACTTCACTAAAAATTACTCTATCAACCCTAAAACCAACAAGAAAGGTTTTGACTTTGATGTGAATATTCAAGGTCTTGTAGCAACTATCCGTAGGCTTGCAATGGATAAACGTGTTAGACGTGTATTCTTTTCTCAATCCACTAAAAACATTGACATATTATTAAAATATGGAGGCGTGTTATTAGTCCATTCTGCATCTGCAGAATTGGGAGAAAACAACAGTAAAATGGTTGCCCAAGTTGCTGAAATCATCATGCAAAGTTCTGCTTTTAGACGACTACCAAACAAGTATCCTTTATTCCCATTTATCGAGGACGAAAAGAACTCATTCCTAATGTCAAGGGATAGTGGATTTATTGATAAAAACCGTAAAGTTAGAACACCAGTCATTCACTTTTATCAGAACTACGAGCAAGCAGTTGCGACCATAGGAGCAGAGAAAGCAAACGCACTTTTCCAATCTTACCGTAACGCATTTATGTTCCAACAACAAAGTCCAGAAACAGTAAAATACCTAAATAATCGAGCAGGGAAAAAATGGGCATTGACTTCTAGCTTCCGTGGATCAGAGGGACGATTTTTAGCTTCCAATGATGACAATAAAGAGCAGTTGACTGAAACACTCGAAGAAGTTGACCAGATCACAGATGCTGATGTTAGCAAGCTAGAAGAAATGGAATTTTTGGGTATCATGGTAGTTGAAAACGAGGTAAGCGAACCAATGAAAGTTACCTCGTTCCCAAGTTTCAAAATGCCAATTTTTACTGATAAAAACTATCAAGCTGATTTTGATATTTCTAATAAAAAAGATAAAGAATTATTTGATTTATGGCAAGAATGTGTCAATGAGGCTTATGTAGACAGTATACAAAAAACTGTCTATCATGAGCATGATTTTACTCCAAAGGAATGGAAGTATTTGTTAGAAATTGAAAATCCCATCAATATGGAAGGTGACTTATTTAATTTTGAAGAAAAGAATGATTCGGAACAAAGAAAATCAAGTAGCGAAAGAAAATCTGAGGAGAGATATACTAGTGCCAAAAATAACGTTAGTTCGCAAAAAAGTTTGTTGGAAAAATCAGACACAACTGAAGAATTAGACCAGGATTATGGAATAAATATTGAGGATAAAGAACCAAATATTTTGAAATCAGAACCAGAGGACGAAAGAGACAATCTTATTGAAGACGTTTCAGACACTAAAGGTTTAAATATTCCACCGGAAGAACCAAATATTATAGCTCAGAATTTACAAACCTCTTCAGGGAAAGAAGAGTTATTTTAATAAAAAATAAAGCTAGTGAATACTCACTAGCTTTTTATTGTTGATGATTTTCAGGCTGCTTATTGCTTTGTTTTTTTTGTTGATATTCTTTTTTTATGTTATTTAGAATATCTTCAACATTTTGCGTTTTATCATCAAGTTTCATCATTGCAACAAATGTTTTACCAATTTTTAGCATGACCTCTTCTTCATACTTTTTTCGTTCTTCCTTTGCTCGATCCATCTGTTCTTGTAGAGCTTGAATACTTTTATCATATCCCTCTAATGTTTTACTTTTTGCTGCCATAATTTAGCTCCTTTCTTATTTCATTGTTTATTCTATCATAGTTTTAAAAAAAAGAGAAGTTATGATATAATTTATAGAAAAATAGCTGTTTTTCTTGGGACAGACTCCCCCTAGTCTCAAGGGTATTAAAACCCTTTGTATATCTAGCTTTATCAACGTTGGAAAAAGGGGGGATAATGCCGTTTTTGAGTTTGGGACAGACTCCCCCTAGTCTCAAGGGCACTAAAACCCTTGGTATATCTAGCTTCATCAACGTTGGAAAGAGAGGGGACTTTATGTTGTTTTAACCCCCTTTTTAATAGGGGGTTAGGGGAAAGGAGTAAAAACTATGTCTAGTAATGAAGATATTTTGAAGAGGGAGAAGGTTGATTTAGAGCAAATACCAAGCGATGCCATTGCCTACTATACTCCCCATAGCCAATCACGAAAAAGGATATATTTTAGCAAAGATACATTATTGCTTATGTATCATCTTGTACGTCTAAAATACTTTTCACGAGATATGATTTTTGATCAGTATTATATTCTGACAAAGAAGAAGTTGAGTAAGCGCGTGCTCTACTCTCTTATTGGAAATAAGACCATGCCTATCACAAGCTTCAGTGATGATTACAGGATTATGAATGTCAAATTTTTTTATGTCTCTAAGTCTTTTACAACATGGTTACTTAATATTGTTCATGAGATACCAGAGTTTATAGAATTGATGGACGTTACTGAGTATGAGGGATCGCATTATAGTCTTGTAACTAATCGTATTTCTGGTGGTAAGAATGGAATAAAAAAAATAAATCCTCATGATTATAATGCCAGAAAATTGTGTCTCAAAATTGGGAGGGAATTGATTGATAGATTACCCGATATTTCACCAAGAGAATTAAATATCACCTATTTCTTTCCGACCAATAGAGAACTGATCTCGGTAGTTCCAGATGCTGTAATTTTTGTCCAAGGTGAAAGGTATTATTTAGAGTATGATAGGAATACCGAGCAGCATTATAAACTATTGGCTAAAATCATTGGTTATTTTGAAGAAACGTACTACGCAGGTGATAGTATCTTCTTTGTTTTCGACAATATTGCTAAACCTAGAAATAATCTCTTACATAAGCGAGTAGAGAACTTTATCTCTAATGTCAATCAAATAAAATATAACGACACTGGCCTTACTTATTTTGAACAAGCACAACGAAATCAAGTTAGCCTTTATGCCTTACCATCTGTAAATAGTATTTCTCAAATAACTGAAAAAATAATTGATGATATAATGCAGGATCAAGAACAAAACGAAGAGGAATTGATACAGCAATTTAAAAAAGCAAAAGTAGTTCCTTATGAAATAGTTTCAGTTGAATTTGCTGAGAATATAGATGGCCCATTTGATTATTTATTGACTTATATTGATGACTATTTTGAAAAACAAAAAATGCCACTTGTTAAAATGTATTATGGAGATGTCAGCATGCCTTCATTTTTAGAAACTCTTTATCAAAACTTCAAAAATGATTACCAAAAATGCGGCGTAATTTTTTCAAAGGAAATCACTCAGCAATATTATCCATTGCCACACGATGATTTCTTTACTTCACTTTACATGTAAATTGTTCTAGGAAATATAGGTCAAAAAGATTTGACTTTTTTTCTGGTTATCGTTTAGAATAAAGGTACAGGTAAACGGAGTTAAAGAAAGGAGAAAAAATATGATTTATATTCATCGGTTTCTAGGTACATGGCTAGATAACAATAAAGGTCCTAATAAAAATTTTATTTTCTCTAAAGCAGTAGCACAAGGAAGCGAAATTATCGAATATTTGAAGGGGTATGAGACTCGCAAAAAATTTATCCAGGCATTAAGGACAGGAAGCTATTGTTATGGTGTCCCGAAAGAGGTTTCCATCGATGATACAAGGGCAGATAGATATTATCGGATGGAGATTGAAGAGGATAGTTTGCTGAGCAACTATAGTGCTTATTATGGAAGTGGAACAGCCGTCTATTCTAAGTATTTATTTAGTAACATAAAGATTCGATCTATTTACGAGTATGAGTCATTGGAACTACTTCTTGATGAACTAAAAGAAGAAGTGGAATTGACTATCAGCTGCGCTTACAAACCATGCCATGTTCTTTCTAGTGAGTTAGGTGAATTTAAGGTTTCTAGTGAGCTTGGTGAATTATACTTGTCTATGAAGCACGCGCCTAATGAACGCAAACCAATTGCTGAAATTGAAATTTAAAAGGAGTTAACTATGAATGACAAAGAATCGAATGTAGTAGAAGAGTCTATTGTTGAGGAGCGGTCGCTGAAAGGAATTAATTTTTTAGATAAATCTCTCATGGAGTGTATTGAGCTTATAGCTGAATACGATGCGTCGAAGATGGAGCTTAAATTGCCTTTGAGCGAAACGCAAACCATGGTTGTCAATATCGAAATTAAAATTGTAGAAGAATAAAAAAGCAGTGAATTACTCACTGTTTTTTCTATTCCTAATAAATTTGGTCGAAGTGGCGCGTGATTTATTCAAGTATGTGTCTCTCCTCTACTTACTATTTTTATCGATCCATACTTGAACTTTTTCCAGCGTTTCAACCGTTATGTTTCTAAACGATCTGTCCTTTTTTCTTAATCTAGTAATTGTAGATTGTGGGATGCCTGTTTCTTTAGCCAATCGATATGCTGAGATAGTCTTATCTGTTAGCACCGTCTCTATTTTTTTGGTATCTATTTTCAAAATTCATCTCCTTTTCCTTTTTGTCTCAAACTAGCAGATGATTGTTACGAATCGTTTTATTTTTCTCTGACCCTCATCATTTATTATACAAAGTAACGTTGCTTAAGTGAGTATAATACTGATCTCCATTTTCAAAAGTGACACGAATATTGCCATCCCATTTCGACCACTTTTTGACTTTACCCTCTACGATTTGTCCATCTACCATTTTCACTTTTGCGTAATTAAAAGTGGAAGTTTTTTCAAAGACATCCATGTTTCCGTCCATGTTTCCGCATGCTGCCAACCATACAATAGATAAGCCAAGCAATACGATTGCTGATAGTTTTTTAGATTTCATTTTTCTTCTCCTGTAATTCTATTTTTTAAGGTTACGATTTTAAAATAGTTTGAACACACTCGATTGTGAACTACTGTAACTGCTTTTACCCATTGAGGTTTTGAGTAAGGATAGTTTTCAGGTCTGGTCATCTTTAACCTCCTCAAAATAAAACTTTCCGTCGAATGGTTCGATTTTAATGATTCCATAATCCAATCCAAGTCTTGCTATGAATGGCTTGGTGATTCTCTCGTGCAAGGTAGACATCTGCTCTCTAAATTCTTCTAACAGGAGAGTAGATTTGTAGAAATTGCATTGATAGCAAGCAGGCATATAGTTTTCAAAACTATCTTCTCCACCTCGATAGTGAGGATGCAAATGATCCACTCTCAAAGTTTTTAAATCCAATTCCTTGCCACAGTAAGCACAGTGACCACCATACTTATCTAAAACTTTTTGTCTCATGGCTTTAGATATGCTTTTTCGTTTCAATCCGTGACCTCCTCAAAGTAGCTATGAAATTTGCTTAAATTGATAATAGCAACCTCTTCAACAGAATGCTTTCCGATGTCAAAGCTTGGGTCGTTTTTTCCAAACTCTTTTTCTATAGCTTTTTCAGCTAGATCAGGTAAATCGAATATACTTGCCCCATTTCTTAAAGCGAGCGCTTGCCCATATTCGTTCACTACTTGATAACCTACCTTAAACGGTCTGATTTTCGCAGGGATTTTTATGCGTTTGTTTTCAGTTTTTGTAGCTTGTTCAAGTGTTTGTACCATTATTTCACCTCATCAATTTCTTGCTCTCTCAAATACTCATTGAACAAATCTTCGTCAAGTATTCCATTTTCAATTAAATTTTCAACCGCAATTTCAATTTTAATTAAACGATTCAATTCTTTATTAGGCAATGTGGCCATAATAACTTCTTCCATCACTCTACCTCCTGAACTTTCCAACCAAGAATATCCGCAGCCTTTTGGGCTTCTTCTTTTGTGTTGAATTTCTTGACATACTCCATTGTACCAGGTTGTTCATCCACTAGTATGACAATTTCAATATCTTCTTGATAGTTTTTAAAATACAAATGATTGCCATCTGTCACTACATACTTTCTTCCCTGGATCTCGTAGCCATCAAGCCAAGCACGCGCAAATACTTCTTCATTGCTTTCTAGCCAATCAGCGCATTCTTTGAAGTTATAGCAATAATCCATTGCATGAAATAAGCTATATCCATCTGTTTCCTTACAGTATTCAATTTTTTCAGCAATTAGCTGCGGAATTGTGACTTTTTCAGGCCCGTCTAGCTTTTTTAAATCATTGATAAGATCATTGAAAATCTCTAACGCACCTAAATTTAACACTCCGTTTAGTCGATCTGTATATTTGTTAATCAATTCTTGTTTATGCATCTTTCTACCTCCAATTCCTTTTCTAAAGTAGTTTTATTTGTTTTTCATAATCATTGAGTCTCTGTTGAGCAAGGTTGAAGATGTCTTTGTCAAGCTCACAACCAACATACTCAAAACCTAACTCCTGACAAGCAATCAAGCTACTTGCTGAACCGACATGAGTATCAAGAATCTTGTCTCCGTCTTTTGCGTAGTTTTGCAGCAACCAGAAATAAAGATTGATGGGTTTTTGGGTTGGATGAATTCTAACCTCATTCAAAGCCTTGTTTCCTTGCTGGATATGACCTTCGGATATTGACTTCCCTTGCATCATGCCATTCCACATATAGCGAAATAGGCGCGTGCTATCATGCAAACTGGAGTACGCCAACTCACAATCTGAAAAACTTGAATGAGTATTAACCTTGTCCCACACGATACGGCCAGAACCGAAAGAGTAGTTGAAGTAGTTCACGCCCCAAATAATTTGATTTTTTGAAACTCTAAAAAGTTCGTCAAAATAATCTTTTCCCGGAATTTCCCATTTAGTTGTTTTGCCGTACAATCTATGAACTCCTATAGGACTGATTTTGTTCCCATAAAATTCTCTTTGTTCTGGACCAGAAAAATATGGTGGATCTACAATAGCTAACTCAAAATAGTTATCAGGATATCTTTTCATGACATCCATACAATCTTCGTTGAGAAATAATTTCAAGTTATCACCTCATTTCAATTCCTTTGCGATAGCAGCAATAACACTCACAGTCACGCTATTTCCTGCTTGCTTGTATAGCTGAGAGTTGCTGTTTACTTTTTGCGCCTTGTCAAAAGCCCAATCTGGAAATCCTTGTAATCTCCAACATTCTCGAGGTGTTAGTTTGCGAATACGATAGCCATCGGTTACTCCAAAACTACCAGCTCGAACAGTGCTACCTCCACCACTTGATGTTAATGTTCCAACCTCATCTTTTGTGATTTTGTTGTAAAAGTCTATAATTTTGACCAGGTTATTTTCTTGATAGCTGTTACTCGTTATAGTAGGAGCGATGTCATGTTCTCCGCCTTGATTATAACCATGACCACGCTGAATGATTTTAGGTTCTTGCCCACCACCCTGCATAGTGGATAGAGTAGGAGCTAGTCCATCTATATCATATACTCTTGAGTTTTGGTCATGATTTCCAGGCAATTTTCCTGCGATTAAGATTCCATGATTATCTTGCGCAGTCAAAGTAAACATAGGTACAGCTATCTTCTGACCCTCTCCCTTGTTGGTTGTGAGTGTGGGAGCCAATCCAGCTGATTCATAAACCTCTCCATTCATCCCATTTCCTGAAGGATGGATGTTTCCGATAGACCTCACTTTCTGCGATTTACTTTCAACAATGTACGCCCCTGCTCCTTGTGAGTTGCCATATCTGGTTGTAATGGTATTGCTGTACTGCTTTTTGATTGAATTAGCTTGCTGGCAACTTTTTGAGAGAGGAAAAACTCTTCTGGTACATTCTCCTCTAAGATGTCCGATAACGAACACCCGTTCTCTGTTTTGGGGTACTCCAAAATCCTTGCTGTTAAGGATTTGCCATTCCACATTGTACCCCAATTCATCCAAGGCTCCGAGGATGGTTTCAAATGTAGCTCCTCCGTCATGGTTGAGGAGTCCTTTGACGTTCTCAAGCAATAGATATTTAGGTCTGAGAATAGATGCGAACCTTGCAATTTCAAAGAAGAGACTTCCTCGTGTATCTTCAAAACCTCGTCTGTTTCCTGCAATGCTGAAAGCCTGGCACGGAAATCCTCCACAGATAATGTCCACACGTCCGATTCTTCGAATAGACTCATCTGATACTGCTGTGATGTCATGTAGTTCTATTTCTCCTTTCGTATCGTGTATAGCTTTGTAGCTAGCTCTTGCAAATTTGTCTATTTCGCAAAATCCTATACATTCGTGACCAGCGGACTCCATACCAAGACGAAAGCCACCGATACCTGCAAACAGATCTAGAAATTTCATATGATTTTTAATTTCTTTCATCATTAAACCCCAAAAAACAGTGGCTACAAATAGTCTCATCTCGATCCATCCACCAACAACTACCCCATTTTTCATCAACACAAGGGGTAGTCCAAGTACATCCACATACGTTACAAATTCCTTTTTGAGATGGTTTTTCTTTCTTATCCACCTCTACGTTCGTCGAATCAAGTGAAGTTTGATTTAAAAGTTTTTCTTGCTCTGCAATTCCCCTTGATTCTGCAAGAGCAATGAGCTGTTCCTCATAGTAAAGTTCTTCCTCTGCTGAAACTTCTGAAAATAAGTTTAGCGGTTCATCATCAATTCTTTTAATCACTTCATTATCCAAATATTTACCATCATCGCTTAGAGCATCATAATAATACATACCTGGTAATATGTCATAACCATTTACACTTACTGAGCCTAACTCACTCATAACAGCAAGTTTTTCTTTTGGTGTGCTTCCCTTGCTTTCAAAATTCTTCAACAAAATGTCTTGATGATATTCTTTGTCTTCCAACAACCATGCTTTTCCTTCAGGAGTCTGCAAATAGTTTGCTCCTGCCTGTAACATGGACTCTAAATCACAGTATTCTTGATTGTTAAAGATATAAGATGTAATTATTTTTCCTTTCAAGACTTATCACCTCTCATTTTCTTTTTTTATAAAACTATTATACCAAAATAGTTGCCATATGGCAACTATTAACTCTATTTTTCTCTTATTTTTTGCTTGATAAAGCTATTAAACTGTGATATACTGGAGTGGTAAATATCATTTACATAAATCGTTTGTTCACTGCTATGGTGGACGGTCTGAGCAGGTGTTTGGACGCATTCTTGTAACTGCATAGCCTGAAGGGAATTCCTGAAGCAGCTTACTTGTTTTACAGCTGAGATGAT